CAAATGGTGATTGGGGTGAGGGATGAAAATCCCTTTGTTACGTATTTTTAGGAAAATACGTATCAGCGACGAAGACCCACTCGTCGCCTTGGCTAAAGAAAAAGCCAGGCTGGTTAGAATCGTTGTCGCTAACCCGATCGTCTCTCCGGCGGCCCTGGTCAAGGGCAGTCAAACGAGATATGGTCAAGCTAGCGTCAGGCGGAGTCATTACTCCAGACCAAGAATTGGTCTTTCTGACCAGTACTTTAAACGAGTCTCTATCACTTCTGACAGAGATACGTCCGCTCCTTATGAAACCCGCTACGACACTTAGTAACAATCCGTCGGGATTAAAGAGAACTTTCGTTCTCTTCCCATTTTTAAACGGATAATACTTCGTGTCTTCGGCATCGTCAGGAAGCTCAAAAGAAAGCGACTTCTTTACAAGGGCACGATATTTCGTAGCTCCTGTATTGCGATCGTTCTTCCCATCGAGCATGTACGGAGATGATATCTTAATACCTTCAGAGTCACCATCGAGTCTCGGAATCCAGAGAGGTGTAAACCTCAACTGGCCCTGCAGCTCTTTGATAGTTCTTGGGGTTAAAATACCAGTCCGTGCAGACCACCTGACTAGACGGTTAATAACGGAATAGACATCCGCGTCACACGACAGCTGCTTTACATACACGCCACGAACTTCGTGACCGCGTAAGTAATCGCCGCCGCACGACTCACGAAAGCCGCCTGTATTGAACGATTTATCACCGTTCACCGTGAAGCCAAACATTTCCAGGTAGTATAAGGTGACATCGTACATATCTCTATGGACGATTATATCGTCACCGAACACGCCTGAATTTGCTTGAACTCCACGACCATACTCTTGTTTCAAACCAAAAGTACGGTAGACGGCCCGAATGATACTCGCGAACAGGTACGTCTGAAGGGGAAATGTAAAACCATTCCCCATAGATGATACCATATGTAGCTCCGAAACCTCGCCATCTGGGTAGATGACAAAGGGCGACCTTGAGACCTCAAACCACCTGAAAATTTCTGGTGGAATGATCGACCTCAAGAGCGAGAGCGACATACTGTCTGACGCACTACTCAGGTCGATGGTCCCGAAGGTGCCATCTATTGAGCCAATACGCGCCAGCTTCTTATTCAAGTCGGGCTGAGTTGCAAGGTCATAATTAAAGACCCGCTTCAAACCCTTCTCTATAAGGAGACCGATCCCTTTCTGAAACAACATATTCAAAGAGGGTTCAGTACAGATAGAACGCGAAATTACAGACGTCTTTGGAGCAAAAGAAAGACGGTTGCCTACCACCTTAGTATACCCGAAAGTCGAAAAACGGTGACTTTCACCAGATTTCCAAGTAGGGTAGTTTTCTAAGGCACGAGCGTACAGATCGTAAAGGAGTTGAGAGGTACCGGTCAACTTGCCATCAAACAATTTCGAATAGAAATTGTTGGAAGTGGCGAGCAGACTAGCACCTGGCCCAGTCATAAACCCCTCCGCTATTATGGGGAGATCTATAAAAAGGTCAGGACCGCTACAGAACAAGTCATAAAAGGAATTTTTAACTTCCTGAACAACTTGCCTGTCTGAGTCGGTAAAAGCCTCAAGCCTAAAATCCTTACACCGAGCATTGTATTCTTTAAACAACGCAAGGCAAAGGCTATTAGGTTTACGCAAGTCATCGGGTTGAAACTTCTTCCCAAATGACTTGCTAAGCTGAAGCCGATTGGCGGACTCCAAAGAGATTCCTTCGAAAAGGTTTCCCTCTGGCATTCCCAGCTCCTCGTGCAGGATAGATTGGATCGCAGTAAAATTATACATGCCATTTCCTTTCTAGGAGTTTTTAACCGTTTCGCCGACGAAAGATTGACCTTTGCAAACGGGCTTTTAGGCCGAATGCATTAGTTACCTCGCCGCCACCTTTCTATCCTTTTCAGGATATACTCGATAGCAAGTTGCTTGAAGGCTAGCCAATAAAATTTAAACATTGGCTACCTCCAACTGTCGACTATCCATACCACGATCAAAGTGATCGAAGGTATAAGGAGAGCCAATACAACGGCAAGGATCTTCAGTCTGGTCACCAAACCCTTAAAGCCGTTTTTAGACTTTAGGTGAATGGTTCCCATAACGCGGAGTTCATCAGACTTCCGATGATGCTCCACGTTAGGCGATGCCCGAGACAAGCGAGTCTCCGATGCCAGCAGATTGCTGGGTCAGAGTCCCGATAAGCAGCGACAAAGCTGCTCGAATCTCGGACGGTGAGGCCGTATCGGCGCCAGAAGGCACTGCAAGTTCGCAGCGCACAACGAGCGTCGAAGGGCTTTGGCCAGCTAGCGGAACAGCGCCCTTGCGGACGATGAACTGCCACTGGTTTTTGGGTACGAACGGCAACTTGCCGGTCACAGGGTTCACCTGGCTTAAAGGTTTGAAAGCCTTTGGCCGGATGAATGTCACCGTAAAAGGCGACGATGCGGTATGAACCGATACCCCTGCTTGAGTACCCCCTAGAGCGGTTACAGCAAATTGCTTTCCGTTCACATCCGGCGCAATATCTGCGGCGAGCGTGTAGGTAGGCGCAGTGAAGCCCGTCTGGGCACTCCCGGTTACGGGAGAGGTAGGTGCGTACATTTGTACGTATCCTTAACTTTCACACAAGACATGCACCTGTAAGGTGAAATTAGCCTCAAGGGGACATGAATGTGTAGGTTCCAAATGAGAGGATTCTCAAGTGGTTTAGTCGCGTAGCGTGTGAAAGACCAAAAACAGGGCCTTCTTAAGCCCCGAAAACCTCATTTTATCCTAGTCGTCAAGATAAGCCAGCTTAACGCTCTTTCGAGCGACGGCTGAAACTGTCTCCTGAACGATTTAGGGTGAGGCAAAATCCAAACACACGCTGCTAACCACGCAGTTTTCGCGAACCAGCTAGAAGCGCACCGATATTAGCAAATTGTGTTGAGCTAAGACCGGTGTCGAACCGAAGACCTGGATAGGTTATCGGTTCATGCGACCAGCGGATAAGCTGAAACCACTCATTCTCTGCTGCTCCTCCATTGCCTGTCAGCCAATAAGTCGACGTCGGCCCCCACTGGTCAGTGGGAGCGTGAAGTGCTGCCATGTATGTCGAGTTGATTTCAGCCCTTTCAGTAACATTTGATTGGCGCTTTTCAACTTTAGACATCCATGACAAAACACTTGTGTCTGTATTATAGGCTTCAAGGACTTCACCGACATTAACGAAATAATCGATGAGGAAAGAGTAAGGTATGAGCTCCCAAACCGTCGGAATGAAAGAAGCCAGGTCAAACCCTGACTTCTTCACAAGACGGTCTAAAAGCCCTATCCCGCTCTCTGCGTTTGGAAGTGGATTGAGTTTTCCATAGAGTTTGACGGAGAACCGAAACGATTCATCTGTATAGACCTTGTACATAATATTGTTCAAGGGATACAGATCGTTTTGGAGCTTAGTCGTGCTCTCCTCTTTTTCAGCGTTCGCCTTCACCTTTGTTTTACGAAGGTTAGCGTAAATCTGAATAAGAGCTAAGGATGCGTCCTTGACGTCCATTAATAATGGGCGCCAACCGAACGAGAACTCAAGCCACGTATCCCCCAACACCTTCCTAAGTTTCGGACCATCCTTCATCCCAGCTGTTCTACCACGAACAGATTTGGAATAATCTAGGATCCGATTCCTCAGAGATGAGAAGGGACGCGTGAGCATTCGTAGTGTTGGAACAATCTCCCCAAAGAAGACTCCACCCTGAAAGGAGTGGTCGGCTTCTCTAAGTCGCTTGAGGAACACAACGTTTGCCTTTTGCAGCACTCCATCCTCCCAAGCAGTTGACTTATTGTACGGAGCATAGTACGGTTGATTAAAATAATCACCCGTATTTTTGAACCAGTGCGGTAAGCCACCTATGGGAACACGCGTCTGATACTGGTAAAAACTAGTAAAAGGACGTATGTGGGAGAAGTGAAACGAGGTTACATTTAGTGCACCCGAAGCATTGAAGCCCATCGCAATATCTCTCTTGTAACGGGGATTGTTAGTCCCTGCCCTGGAGTATTGTCCGGTAAAACATTTCCGGATAAAACCCGTCGGGTAGTCACTTGATTGATACGTGAAATGGGCGTCTGTCCAGCGGATGTACGATTTGTTTCCCAAGTTATTCACCTCTTTGGCTGATGGACAGGCGAGTTTGCCCTAAGAAGACCCTTCACGCACCTGAGTAAGCTTTCAATTATACACCGGTCTGTGCCAATTAAGGCATCCGATGGCGATAATTGTTAGTCGTTTTCTCGTAGGAAAACCTCAAAGTAGAGGACCTTTATTGAGAAATTCTCAGAATGCGTTTCAGATAAGATAGCAAAACATAGCTATCGAG